GTTTATGAGCAGGTCGCAATCAGAGATGGGTGGGCGCACTATCGTGGAAAAGATTTCTATTGTCATGGCTGATTTGCCGTATCAAACTGTCGTGTTGTTTTGGCGTGATGCTCATGCAGGTGAAGGACAATGGCACACATTGGATGCAGAGGATCAGGAACCGCACATCATTATGTCTTGTGGTTGGCTAGTGCCTGAGATTGATGGTGGCAAAAAGGATCATGTGACGTTGGTGCAATCGGTTTCACCTGACGGGTTTGCAGATCACACTCTTTATGTGCCGTCGGGGATGGTGGAAAGTGTGCAGTTTCTGCAACCGTTTAGCGCACCTCTAGAGTAAAGTTTTATTGGGTCGTTCCCTGTCTGCGCCGGGGACATTTCCGCAGGGTTGGGGGTTTTCCCCCTTCTCCCCCAACCTTGCACCCCTCTCAAACCCCTAGTTTTGGGGCTTTTGCCACAATTTGCGTAACCCTAGATTATGTGTATATAATGAGTACATGACAACAACAACAACAACACCAGACATCATCCGCTTTGCCGTAGGCGATCAGCTTTCAGCACGTTCACTTTGTGACTACGATTGCATCTTCCGCTTTGAAGTGTTGAGCCGTACAGCAAAGTTCGTGACACTCAAATACTTCAATCAAGAAAAAAGAGTGGGCATCAAAGTTCGTGATGGTCGTGAATACTGCTACCCACTAGGTACATATTCAATGGCAGTAAGTATTCACGCACAAGAGAAGGAGTAACAATGGGTAGAAAAATTACTGCTGAGTGTGGCACGTTTGCTGCATATCGACGACACCTAAGAAACAACGAAACTCCTTGCCAACCATGCAAGACCGCTAACACGCAATACTTGAAAGACAGAAAACAGCGTGTGACACCCACATGATCTAATAAACAACAACCAACTAATGAAGGGAAATGAATATGTTTGAAACAGCAATACCTAAACCCACGCACGGTTCACAAGAATGGTTAAACCTGAGGCATCGTGACCACAACGGCAAGGTGATCTTTGGGGCATCAGAAGCAGGTGCGCTGATGGGCGTGAGCGAATACACGACCCGTGCAGATTTGGCGGTAGAAAAACTGTCGCCACCAACAGTAAAAGCACCTACAGCAGCGATGATCAAAGGCATCATCTTTGAACCTGCATTGGGTGAATACGCATCGCAACAACTAGGGATGCAGTTGATCACACCTGATGAAATGTATTTGAAAGGTCGTTGGATTGCCACACTAGATTTCGTGAACCAACACGACGCACACATTGTTGAAGCCAAAGTAACTTCAGCGTATGCGATTGATAGTGCTGCCGATCTTCCTGCATCGTGGATCATGCAAGGTCACGTTCAGCATTGGTGTACCGGGTTCTCAGTTAGTTTTGTGGTGTTTGATAAACGCCAACGCTTAGTGATTGTCGATATGCCTATTCAACGTGATCTTGTGGATCAACTCAACTACGCCTCAGAGGAGTTGGGCGCACAGCTAGATGAAGGCATCCTGCCTGAAGGGTATAAAGAGTGGTTGAGTGCAGAGCAGGTACAAGCGTTGTATCAACCTGTTGCCGGGGCAAGCATTGAAGCAGATGAGGAACTTGTGAATTGGATTACCGATTATGAGACTTCACGCAAGATGCGGATGGATGCTGAGAAGGCAGAAAAGTTTGCTAAAGACATGATTGCCCAACGGATGTTGGATGCAGAAACAGTTGTGGCAGATGGCTTCACGGTGCTTTCTTGGAAGCAGCAGAAGGGCAGAACGTCGTTTGATCAATCACGTTTTGAGGAAGAGCATCCTGATTTGTACGGCAAGTATTTGAAGCAAGGCGCACCTATTAGGGTGATGCGTTTAGGAAAGGGGAAATAAGTCATGGCATTTGATATGAGTAACTATGTCGATGTTGCGGAACGGTTGAAGTTGGCGTTAGAGAAATGGGGGGAAGGGTTACGTATCCAATGTGACCCACCCAAAGTTGTGACAATCAACGACCGCACTTTTATTGAGGTGACTACACGGGCTTGGCGTACACCTGATGACCCGTTGCCTAGTGTGGCTACAGCGTGGGAACCTTTCCCCGGTCAAACCACGTTCACGAAGAACAGCGAAATGATGAACTGCGAAACATCTTCACTCGGCCGTTGTTTAGGCATGATGGGGGTAGGGGTACGGAACAGCATCGCCACTTCTAATGAGGTGCGTAACAGGCAGAATGATCGTGAGGATCACCCAACTACCCACGTTCCTCAGCAGCGTGTTGCACCTGATCGACCCAAAGCAGATACCAACGTGATCCCGATAGGGGAGAAGGCTGCAGGTGGTGGCATATCTACAGCGCAAAAGAACTTCGTTGCAAAGTTGGTGCGTGAATGCAAACTTGATTCTGTAGTTGATCTTGTTGGCAACACTCTTGGGCGTGAAATCAAATCCGTAGATGAACTAACAACCCGTGAAGCATCAACGATCATCAAAACTTTGACAGAGTTGAAAGAGGCATTGCAATGAAACAGGTACAACCCGGCATCTATATTTCAGGTGTGCCTCTTCTGAAGAAGTTTCAGGGGGTCTCTGATCAAGTGGTGGCAGAACGGTTGGGTGTAAGTCGTCTTACTGTGAGTCATTGGAGACAGGGCAGGGGTATTCATTGGCGTAAAGCTGATGAATATGCTTGCAAGATTGGTTTGCATCCTTATTCTGTTTGGGGTGATGAATGGTTTTTGGGTGCTTTTAGTAGTCGTAGAAATAGAAAGAAGGTGGAGTTGTGAATGATCCAATCCTGTTGAGGGCTTTGGCTGATGAGTTTGCGTTGGGGAAGGGTAGTGATCAGATTGCGTCGTGGGCGTTGCATGAGTGCGCTGACTACATCGACAAACTGCGTACCACTATCCAAATGTTGATGGAAGAACCGGTTGCTGATGAACAAGAATGATTTGGTGTCACGGTTCAGGGAAAAGACAGATAAGCATTGGCATCCGTTCATGGGTGTTGATACGACCATTGAAAAGAAGGCAGATATGGCAGTTATGACGGAAGAAGATCATTACGAGATCAAGGTTTACCCAAAAGGCAACAGGATCGTTCTGAGGTTTGTTGGTGATTGTTGGGATAAATACAATTACGAAATGACCTACAACACTTTTGTTGCACCATTGGTAAGGCGATATTCACAAGATTGGATGACGTGGGATACACGCATCACACTCACTCACGGCTATTACGTGTGGACATGGGAGCAGCGTGAATTGGATATCAAAGGCGATGGTTGATGGGTGACCTGTCGTGGCGTGACAGGGCAGCCTGCAAAGGTGTCGATACCAAGATATTTTTTCCGCACGACACGTTGAAGCAAACAAGGTGGGATGAAGGTTTGGCGTACTGCTATTCCTGCCCTGTCAGGTTGCCGTGTTTGGATCTAGCGTTGCAGATTGATTCTGTGGATGATCGTTGGGGTTTGTTTGGTGGCCTGCTACCGGGTGAGCGTCGTGCGATGCGTCGTGGGTACGGTAACTTTGAAAGACAGTATGCAGATGGCAGTATTGTTGGAGTAAGGACTACACGCAATGTCTGATCTTGTTGGTGGTGTAAAAGCCGATTGTGTTTGTGGATGCGGTTTGTTCGGTACGCCACGCAAAAGACCACTAGGACACATCAGGGGATGTGAATGCCCTAAGTGCCGGGGCAAACGGAACAGATCTAAGGGTGATAGTAAGGCTCGTGTTGCTCGTAAGCAGTTGGGTATTGGTGGTGTTAATTCACGCCATGAAGAGTTGTGGGGTGGTGATGTGCGTGTGGAAATCAAAGCAGGCGCACAGATCAAACCTGTTCTAACAGCGTTCCTGAGGTGTGAGATGCAATCTGAAGCAGCTAGACCTCACGGGGATCATCGACCTTTTATGTTGGTGGCGATGCCTGACGGTATGAAGGATGGGTTGGTTGTTATGTGGTTGTCAGATTATGTTCAGCATCATGGGATTGAACCTGTGTAGTTTTCGGGCATAATGGTTGTAGTGTTCTAGAGAAGTAAAAACCCCCACACAGCGCAAACTGTTGGGGGTATGACCAAACGTAAGAGGTTTGATATGCAAAGTTTATATGAGGTTCCCTGTGAATAACACAGAGATTGAACTTCTTGTTGATCGTCTGATGGGGGCTTACCCATCCACCAAAGTTGCTGACATCAAGGTGAAAGCCTTGTGGACTCGCAGGGCAGAACTGTTGGGTTTCCCAACGGAACGTGCTGCCGATCTCATTGATCACGTTTTGAACGCTTGCAAGTTCTTCCCTTCTTTACCTGAACTTGTTTCCTGTATCGACATGGTGCTGTCTCCCCGGCGTGAATCATCTGAGTGTGAGAAGTGTGGTGGTACAGGCTTTGTGGTCATCACGGATGAGCATGGTGACGTGGTGAGGTTTCCGCACAGGAACTTCCCTGATGGTGCAGCCGTGTATTCAAGGGCTACGAATTGTGAGGTTTGTAACAACTAGACGATCCACGCAAGTGGTGGTGCATTGCGCTAACCCCAAATCAAACTGATATGTGTTGGGTATGTGATTCGTGACCTGAAAGGGGGATCGTTCCCCCATATCAAAAAACGCCTTCATGCCAATGAAGATACGTCGGGAAGAGGAACAAAAGGTGTCGGCTAGAAACATTGTCACGGCCACCTGCAGGAATGCGAAGTGTGGGGGGGACAGGGTTTTGTTCTACAACATTTATAAATCAGGTGGTGAATAATGCCACCCAACAACAACGATAAATACATTCGGTACAGGTGATTGAAGGTTATGATGGTGACAACAACTAGAAGTGAGTCAGGAAGAAATACCTGCATCAAATGTCGGCTACGACTCACACCAATTATTCATGGCACAGCACAGCTGTTAGACCGTAGGAGAATCTGTTGAAAAAGTTTTGTGTAGTTCTATTTGCGTTAGTTTTGTTTACTCCAACTGCTGTTCAGGCTGAGAGGGTGGTTGCCCCGGCATGGTTGGTGAAGCGTGTTGCAAATGGTGATCGATGCAGGCGGTTGGAACCTGAGATTGCTGCAGCAGGGCTTCCTGTCACGTTCTTTACTTACATTGCTTATAGGGAGTCAAGGTGCAGAGTTAATGCAATCAATGCTCGGTGGGATAAACGTGGCAAGATCGTTTGGACATTGAACAGGAACGGAACCTACGATTCAGGGGTATTCCAAATCAACTCTTCATGGCGTACCAAAACCCGTGAGGTTTGTGGTGGCGGTTTAGAGCAGCTGTTGAAGTGGAAATGCAACCTCAGGATGGCTGTAGAGTTGTATGGTGATGGTGGATTACACCATTGGGGTTTCTAAACAGAAGAGGGAAAAATGAAAGCAAAAATATTAGTTGGAGATGTGCTGCACCGAATATCAGAGATTTCTGATGGTTCAGTTCAATGTGTAGTCACTAGCCCACCATATTGGGGTTTGAGGGATTACGGGAATGATGACCAAATAGGGTTGGAACAAAACCCACAAGATTACATAGATGCAATGGTCAAAGTTTTTCGTGAAGTCAAAAGAGTATTGGCAAACGATGGTGTTCTATGGATCAACATTGGTGATAGCTACTCAGGTTCAGGTAAAGGGCCTGCAGGCAATCTAGGCAAAACTCACAATGAACGTCATCTAGAACACAAAACAGGTGGAATAGTCCCTGAAGGGATGAAACCAAAAGATTTGGTTGGCATACCGTGGATGCTTGCTTTTGCGCTTAGAGCAGACGGTTGGTACCTACGTCAAGACATTATTTGGCATAAACCAAACCCAATGCCTGAATCAGTAACAGACAGATGCACAAAGAGCCATGAATACGTTTTTATGCTCACAAAATCTGCCAAATACTATTTTGACAATGATGCAATCAAAGAACCATCAGCCAATCTAGGCACAACAAAGATCAGGTTTGGTGGGAACAAATATGGCGACAGCGACGACCCAAAACACAACACCAAATCAGGGCAGGAATACACAGATACAGGCTTTAGAAATAAACGTGACGTTTGGAGTATCCCAACAAAGCCATTCAAGGGATCTCATTTTGCTGTTATGCCTGAGGCGTTGGTTGAACCTTGTGTTTTGGCATCTTCAAGAAAAGGCGATACCGTTTTTGATCCTTTCAGTGGATCAGGAACAGTTGGGGTTGTCGCAAATCGACTAGGCAGGGATTACATCGGCTGTGAACTCAATGGGGAATACGCCAAATTGAGCCGTGAACGCCTAGAAGATGCAAATGGCCTGTACGCAGAAGTTGAGGTTCTTTGAAGATAGGTTGTTGAATCCCCTAAATAGGGGGCTGTGTGGGCTTCTAAGGCGTTTGGGGGCGTGGGTCGGGTGTTTGGGGCAGATGTTCCTAACAGCGCAAAACAGGGGTGTTGAACAATACTTGCCAAACCTCTACAAATGTGTATAATGACTGTATGGACAACAACATGAATATCACAATTAAAAAGACTGTCATTTACAACGGCATTGAGATCCGTAGATCCAATGAGATCACTTCGTGCAACGCCTACCTTCATCGCAACCCATTTACGTGGGTTGTAGATGGACACGCCAGCAAGCATTCTTTTGGTACGCAGAAAGAAGCACAACGATTTATCGATGAGACCATTAAGGCAGAAACCAACAATGCCTATGGCGATTGGTCAGGAAACTATTTCATCGTACGGCCTGTTAATGGCAAGTTCACAGAAGTAGCGATTAACAAGGATGAATACAAATCAATCAAATCTTTCAAGTAAAACAACAACACAAGGAGACAACAACATGAACCAACAATCACTATTTGATTCACTCAAAATCGTTGCCATCAAACACAAGGCAATCGATCAGGTTGAACAGAACGCCAACGAACAATGGTTGGAAGAGGCAGGGAAGGTGGTGCAGATGCTCGCAATGCAATTTGACGGGTTCACCACAGATGATGTGTGGGAATGGATGCAAGACGTTCACCCAACTTTGGAGACACATGACAATCGTGCAATGGGTGCAGTAATGCGTCGGGCAGCACGAAACAATGTGTGTGCGCCAACGGATCGGTACATCAAATCCGCAAGGCCATCCTGCCATCATCGACCAATCAGGGTTTGGGTAGGCATCTGATGGATAAGCAACGATTCACCCAACTTGAAACAGAACGTGCCAACTACTGCCGTGAAGCAAACCCCGGCATGACCGCACAAGAACTAACTGCGTACTACAGCATTGATAGAAGCGTTAGCGCACTTGTGTTTGGCATCATCGACCAACCAAAGAAAACAAAACGTGCCAACCCAACCCAAACCGCATTGGCATGGGCAACCAACAACCTGTTCGCTGAGATCAGCAGCAAGCAGTTAGCAGAAGCAATCGGCTCATCACTACCAACAGCATTGAAGATCATAGATAGCAGGCCTGATGTGTTCCGCAAGTTGGGTAGAGGCAAATGGGAAGTACGTGATGCAACAGCTGATCGTCAAGCAGATAAGAAGGAGAAGTAATCATGGGAGTTCAAAGATCCTTCCACGCCAAGTGCGACAAGTGCCAATATGTGTATGGGTATCACGCTTTCAGTAGTGCCACAGAACTACGCAGAAGGTGTCAAGGTAATGATTGGACTATCTCAGGCAACAAGTTCACTTGCCCTACGTGCAACAAACGCCAACCTGAATACCGGTGGGACTATCAACAAATGGTGGCACAGCATGAGAGTCGTTGATCAACGTCGATGGAACAGAACAAAGAAATGGGTTGTGTTCACCCTTGTGTTGGCAGCATTAGCAATGGTTGGTGGCCTTGATGAGTCTGCTGACGTTCAGATAAGTGCTGACAGGTACGGGTTTGCATACCTGTTTCTAGGTTGCGCCGGGTATCTAGTGTTCACGATCATACGCAAACCCGAATAAACACATTCTCCCCCCCTGAGAAGTAGAAGCCCTACCTGAAAGATGGTGGGGCTTTCTGCTATCCCCAACCCAATCTGATCTAGAGTCAATCACCTATGAAGATCGCAGACATTGAATCAGCAATCTACTTCCTGCAACGGGTCGTGCCACGAGGCGAAAACGAAACAGACGAACTACTACGAACCGTTTATGTCCTGCAGCAAGAGATCAACAAACGACGGAAGGTTGCTAATGCAAACGAACCTATTTAACGGGGATTGCAAAAAGGTTCTAAAAAGTATTCCTGATAAGAGTATTGACAGCATCGTTACTGATCCACCATATGAATTGGGTTTCATGGGGAAGTCTTGGGATGCTTCAGGTATCGCTTACGACGTTGAGATGTGGCAGGAATGTTTGCGTGTACTAAAACCCGGTGGGCATTTGTTGTCGTTTGGTGGTTCACGGACTTATCACCGTATGGCTTGCGCTATTGAGGATGCAGGGTTTCAGATACGTGACCAAATCATGTGGGTTTATGGGTCAGGGTTTCCTAAATCGTTGAACATCAGTAAGGCAATAGACAAACAATCAGGTGCAGTTCGTGAGGAGTGGCCCACTTTGTCAATGCAAGAAAAAGGCGAAGTTGGAGAAATAAGTAAGAACAGGCGTTGCGCTATTTGCTTAAAGGCTTTGGCTTCTGCGAATCCCTGCCAATGCGATAGAACCGAAACCCCAATGACAGATGAAGCAAAACAATGGGATGGTTGGGGTACTGCGTTGAAGCCTGCGCATGAGCCGATAGTGATGGCTCGTAAACCGCTAGATGGGACTGTGGCAACCAACGTTTTGACTTATGGTGTCGGTGGCATCAATCTAGATGGTTGCAGGGTTATTTCAGATGATTGGGATAAAAAGACGGTTCTTGGTAAGTACACGGGAAGTAATCTCAACAATGATTCAGTGACCAACAACTTTGGCGTGAAAGAAATTAAATGCACGAATACTGAATCAACTCTTATTGGTCGTTTCCCGGCAAACTTTATTCATGACGGTTCAGACGAAGTATTACAACTATTTCCCTTTGATAAACCTGATCAATCTGCTGCACGGTTTTTTTATTGTGCTAAGGCCAACAAGAAGGATCGTAACGAAGGCGCAAACAATAACCATCCAACGGTCAAACCAACAGAACTGATGCGCTACCTGTGCAGGTTGGTCACCCCACCAAACGGTACTGTGCTTGACCCGTTCACAGGTTCAGGCTCAACAGGTAAAGCAGCAGCATCAGAAGGCTTCAATTTTGTTGGTATCGAACAATCAGCGGAATACATTGAAATTGCGTTGGCACGTATTAAATCAGTTCTAAAATAGAAGCCTGTGGATAAATCCTAGATGTATATGGCAGACTAAACACATGAGCGAATCTTATGAGGCTGACTACTACAAGAGCGTTACCGATGACCTACGGGTTAGCAACGAACGATTGAACGAAGTGGTGGCAGAACTACGCCAACGAATCAGTTTTAGTGATCGTGCGGTAGAACTCATTTGGCAACTGCTGCAAGCCCTTGAAGATGGCACACCTATAGAGGATGTGACAACCAAGATGCATCACTTTATTAACGCTGAATAAACCTGCCAATCAAAGGAACCCTGTGATCCGACCTGAAATACAATCCCTAGCCACCCCGATCACCCAACTCAAACCACATCCACAGAACGTACGGCAAGGCGATGTTGGCGCAATCAGCCTCTCCCTAGAACAACACGGGCAATACAGGCCCATCGTCGTACAGCAATCAACCGGGTTCATCCTTGCCGGGAACCACACCTACAAGGCAGCCAAAGCCTTGAAATGGAAAGACATAGCTGCCACCTATGTTGATGTTGATGATGAGCAGGCTTTACGCATCTTGTTAATCGACAACCGTGCCAACGACCTCGCTTCCTACGATGACTCTGCTTTGGTGGAAATGTTGAAGGCTTTGATGGATACGGAACTGAAGTTGGATGGCACAGGCTTTGACCCATCAGATCTAGACCAACTGCTCAAGGATTTGGAGATGGAGACAGGCAACCCGATAGAAGGTGATCCTGATGCTGTGCCTGACGATGCGCCATCTAAAACCGTGTTGGGTGATGTGTGGCTGTTGGGAGACCACAGGTTGATGTGTGGTGACTCCTCAAGCCCAACCGATATAAACAAACTTACAAATCGTTCAATGATTGACCTTTTGCTAACTGATCCTCCCTACGGTATAAATGCCAACAAAATGACTCTTGGCGCAGGCAAAAAAGACTTTGAACGTGGTAATTCTTGGGATGAAGAAACACCCAATGTTCTTATACATATTGGTCTCGCAAAGCAACACGTTGTTTGGGGCGGTAACTATTTTGCAGATCACCTACCTGTAACAAATAATTGGCTTTGTTGGCATAAAAAAAATGATGGGCGTTCATTCAGCGAGTTTGAATTGGCATGGACAGATTTGGATAAACAATGCAGATTACTGAGCCACCATTGGTCAGGGGAAGTCAAACATCATCCAACAATGAAACCTGTAAAAGTTATGGAATGGTGCATTGAACAAGCAGACAACCCTCAAACAATTCTTGATCTATACGGCGGATCAGGAAGCACACTCATAGCAGCGCATCAGACAGGCCGTATCGCCTACCTCATGGAACTAGATCCCCACTACTGCGACGTAATATGCAAACGATTCCAACAAGCCACAGGCATCACCCCGATAGCGGAAGCCACAGGAAATGAACACTCATTCATTGAATGACCCCACCCCGGCAGCAACACCCCCCTGCTACCACTACCCCTCACACCACAGGTACAGACACAACAACCATCAAGACGTTTGGTACATCGAAGAAGAACCCGATGAGGATGAATGACCATACCCAAACCATGCCTCAGCTGTGGAACAACAACCACCAACGGATCACGATGCCCCGAATGCGAATCAGAACGACAACAACGAAGAAACCACAAACGTACCCACTACCAAGGCGACTACAGACGAAGAGCCAAACAAGTACGCCAAAACGCTGTCATCTGTTGGATATGCCACGAACCACCACGACCCAACGACCCGTGGCAAGCAGACCACATAGACCCTGCAAACCCCAACAGCCCCCTTGCACCTGCACACAGATCATGCAACATCAAACGACGTTTCAAACCATGACCACACAGAGTGACGACCCCCCCATACGCTTTATAGGGGAGTGGGTTAAAACTCATATAGACACGCTGTGCAGTAC